TACAACTCGACGGGAGGAGGTATTTTGCATTTACAGTGTGGATTTGGAAAAACAATTATTGCTTGTTATTTGATTTCCAAAATGAAAAAGAAAACTCTAGTAATTGTTCATAAAGAGTTTCTCCTAAATCAGTGGGTTGAACGAATCAACCAATCACTTCCAGATGCAAAAATTGGAGTCATTCAGGGAGATAAATTTGATATTGAAGATAAAGATATTGTGATTGGTATGCTTCAAACTATTTGGAATAAAAATTTTCCATTGAATGCCTTTGATAGTTTTGGTCATGTTGTTATTGACGAGTGTCACAGAATTTCGTCTGAAAAATTTTCTAGAGCTTTATTCAGAATTAATTCTAAATATATGTTGGGATTATCTGCCACACCAACGAGACAGGATGGCTTGACTAAGGTTTTGAAATGGCATATTGGCGATATTATCTTTTCTATGAAAGTTAAAAATGTTAATGAAGTTGATATTAAAAGAGTTATGGTATTCAGCAATAACCAAGAATATAAAAAAGAGTTAGTTGATTGGAAAGGTCGGGTACAGATGTCTACTATGATTAATAATATTGCTTATTGTAAAATTCGTACCTATGCCATCATTAAATTTATCGTTGATACTCTTAATGAACATTATGAAAGACAAATTCTTCTCCTAAGTGATCGCAAACAACAGTTGGAAGATATTTACAATTTAGTTACTGAAAATGATTATTGTTCTGTTGGTTATTATATTGGAGGAATGAAAGAAGCCCAAAGAAAGGAATCAGAAACTAAACAATTGATCTTGGGTACTTTCTCTATGGCTAAAGAAGGATTGGATATCAAATCTCTTAATTGTTTGATTTTGGCGACTCCAAAAAGTGATATTATTCAATCTATTGGAAGAATCCTAAGACAAAAGCATGATAATTTAAATCCTAAAATTATTGACATTGTTGATACATTTTCTGTATTTGGTAATCAAGCCAAAAAGAGATTCGGAGTTTATAAGAAACGAAAATACAATGTTGAAGATATTATGATTGATATCGATAATCTTAAAGTTCTAGGCAAGAAAACCCACAACTTTAATAAAAGTAAGAAAGACAAATCCTCCAATGGAGAAGATAAGGAAAAAAAAGGTCCTCCAAAACTAGCCTTCAGTAAACCTAAATTATTTTAGTCTGTTTAACCTGTTTACATGTTAACTAACGATATTTTTATCAAAATCTCTTTTGCTCTTTTTCAAATCTTTAATAAAAGAATCTTTTATTAATTTAATCTTCTGTTCAAATGCTCTGTTGTTATTGACTTCCTTATTGATCTTCATCTTAGCTTTCTCCAATGAATTCTTCAACTTCTTCTCATTGTACTTATTAATGTGATTGATCTTGACCAATCTCTTATTCTCCTCTGTCAACTCCTGAACAAGCTTCTGGTGAATCTTCATATTTTTAACAACCTTGTTAATCTTCTTCTCCAAAATGAAAATATGTCTTTTGACAACAACATCTCCGAATGTTCTATTGAATTTCTTCAAATTAATTCCAAATTTGTTATTCTTTCTGGTAATTTCAATACTGATATTATCAGACATAGCATTTTGTTCTCTCAATTCTTTATTTACTTCAACCAACTCATTGTATCTCTCCATGATTGCTTCAAATTCATCATTCAAAACTCTAATATTCTCCTTAATTTCCTCTTTAGCCTGTTTGTTAGCTTCATCTTTTGATTTAATTAATTCAAGTAATCTCTTGTTCTCTTTGTTCAATTCATCAATATTTTTCTCATTTGTATTTAACAAAACTTTCATTGTTTGAATTTTGGCATCTTTTTTGTCACATAAATTAGCCAATCTATCAATTTCGAAAATTCTTGCTTCATGATCCTCATCAGCTTTGCTGAGTTGCTGATTGTAATTAAGTGTTTTACTCTTCTCCTTAGCCAATTCATTCTCTAATTTTGAGATTCTCGCCTCGAACTTCTCAGTTTTCTTTCTGTGTGTATTTCTCTCTGAATCCAAAATTGTAATGAAATTCTTCTTATTCTCATCAATCATTCTATCTCTCTCAGAAACCTCATTCTTTAATTTCGTTCTCAACTCCTCAATCTTACAATTCAAACTCTTAACACAATTCTCACGTTCAACCTTCAAAGCTTGAATCATTGAATTGTCCTTAATAGATTTTGTTTTCAACATGTCATACTTATTTCCATACTCCTTCAACCCATTATTCAACTTCTCAATAGTTTTTTCCCTCAACTTAATAACATTATTCTGATTAATAGATTGAATCTTCAATTGATTAAAATCAAGATCCAAGTTATTTACCTTAAGTTGGTACTCACCGATTTCTTTCTCAAGATCATTAATCTTGTCATTCTTCTGGTTAATCTCCTTTGTCAAAAGATCAACTTTTTCATTTTCGACATTTCTATCTAATGTGACTTTCAAAATTTTCAAATAATCAATTCTATAAAAGATCTTCAAATCAATTGAATTTTTGTTGAATACATTAAATTTCCATGAAATAATATCACCATTGTTTAATCCTACAGTAACAGTGGATTTTGTTTTAATATTTTCAATCAAAAACTTGTTGTCTCCAGTACTTTTCATGGTAACTGAATCACCCTCATATGTCAAATTATCACCTAATGAAATTGTTTTAAGCTCACCATCTTTACTACCAATGGTAAGTTCTAACTCTATGGTCTTATTCCACAACCATGCACTCTCATTATTAAATGCAAAAATAAGTTCTCCAATCTGTTCAGCAGTGTAATTGCCTTGTCCATTGTATACATGAACAGATTGTTTTTCTTCTAGAGGGATCTCAATAGTATTCATATCCGAAAATCTTCCCCTGTGATTCAACTCCTTTTCTAATTCAGTCTTCAAAAAACTAGTTTTACTCATATTATTTATACTAAATGTAATATATTTTTTATATATATTATATTTATTACATTTTCATAAGATTTTATACCAAAAATTGGTACGTTATTAGAAAATACTCCATCACTTTTAAAGGGTACTACGTTGGCTTCGCTACCCCCAATGGGTACTATATTGCTTACAGCAATTCCGTTACCAAAACTTTCCCTTATTAACATAATACTGGTGACTGCGACTAGGTACACTCGAAGTATTTGTACTCGTGTTGTAGTAGTAATTAGCCCATGGATTAAAAGTATTTTCTGTGCTTGTTGTGCTACAGGTTGATGTATAAGAATTATCACCAGTTCTAGGGATATTCCCAAAAGCATGTAAATTATTATTTTTATTGACTTTGACTTTATTTTCCAATTGTTGTACTCTAGCCTCCAATGTTCTAATCTTTGCGTCTTTCTTTTGAATAACAGTATCCTTGTTCAAGATTGCTTTATCTTTGTCTTGGATAATTGTATTCAATTCTTTGACAATGTGTTCATTATCTTTAATAATTATATCTCTGTCACTAAGTTTCTTTTCTAAATCTTTAATGTAAAAATCTTTGGTAAGAGTACTGTCATTCATTATATTCAATTCATCAAGAACATCATCCAAAATGCCTAAGTAGTTATGGGAAAAGAACATTTCGAAATCGATAGAGTTAGAATCTCTAACATTAAAAGACCATTCAACAATTTCATTATTGTTTAAACTAATTGTGAAATTCGCGTTATATTTCAAGTTTTTAATTAAGAATTTATTTTTTTCAAGTGTTTCAATCTCATCATTTCCAAGAATTTCCACTTCTCGTTCAGAATCAAGATTCAATTCAACTTCGATATCCTTGTTCCAAAACCAAGCAGTTTCATTATTAAATGAGAAAGTCAAATAACCTTGGTACTCAGCCTTATATTTACCTTCCGTTTTGTAAACATGAGTAGACTGCTCTTTGCTCAATTCAATTTTTTGTTTGTAATCGGCACCTAAACCTTTCGCCAGATCATGAGATAAAATTGATTTCAATTGTTTGTGCATTGTCTTTATATAGTTTATATATAATTTATTTTTTATATACTTTTTATAAACAATCAAAACAATTAGACTGGGTAAAAATAATTTCTCAAATAATACCAATTATTCCAACAAGGCTGATAATATGGATCACACACTGTAGGTTGCCAATTCCACCAACTTGTTGGTTGGACATATTTAGTTGGGATATAGTAATCAGCAATTGCTTTTTCTTGTTTTTTACATTTTTGAGTATTATTATAAATCATCGCAAGTAAAATAATTACGAAAATCAAACATATGATTAAAATGGTGATCATTTATAATTTTTATAAGATTTTTAATTTCCAAGGTGTGTTGGATAATTGCGTAAATATGAGTATGGATATGTTGTGTGATATTTAAACGGATATCTGTAAGGCTTATTATAAATTGGTAAAGTATAGTAATTCAAAGGATCTGAACCAGTGTCCCATTCATTAAATGGTTTCTTTTTGTAAGGAACAAAAGTTTCCATTCCACTTTTTTGTAAAACTAAATATCCAACAACAGCTACAATAATTACTAATAATAATGTAACAAGATAATTCATATGTATTTAATAGATAATTTATTTCAACATCCCAAAAATATTATATTGATAATATTATAATGAACGAGAATAACATCATCATGACCATTGTCATAGTTGTCATTGTAATTGTTGCTATTGCAATCATCACTTACGTCGCAGAAAAGAACTCAGGAAGTACAACCAACATTTTCCCAGTCATCAGACCAAGAAGACCAAACAGACCATCCAAACCATTAATCGGTGGATGTGCTGGAACCAGATGGGGATGCTGCCCAGATGGCAAAACCGCAAGAACCGACAAACACGGAAAAAATTGCGGCTAATTATAACGTTTTTCTTTGAAGAATAAAAATAATTCGGTCAAGTTTAAAAACGAAACATTGCTCGCCAATGATTTGTTAATATCATCATAACCATAAGCACCTCCTAGATGTTTTGGTCCAGAAACAATTCTCCAAACCAATTTCCCTTTCTTGTTTTTAACGTATGCACCTATCGCACCATTTTTAAAAATTTTAGGTTTATATATTCTCATATCTATACTATAAGAATATATAAAAGAAAGAGAGAGTGCCTCTCTCTTTTAAACTCTACGCTCCGTCTACCCACCTCTAAGGGGTGGTCAACGGGTCAAATTGATCCACTTATTTGGTTGCCGATTTGACCAGTTTCCCGCAAAGCGGGAAGACTGATAAGGGGGCTAGCGGGGTTGTCCCCGCGTGAAGTATGTTTTTGGGAGAGTTATGAACATTGATACAATTATCATTATGATTTTAATGATGTTGATTGATGTTACATTCCATGGCATACCTGATGGATTATTCTTTGGATAGTCTGTTGCTGGTATTGCAGCTCCAGATGAAGGTCTGAAAATCTTTTTAATATAACTTTCTGGATATTCATACAATATTGTTAAAATTTTAACAACTGGACCACTATCACCAACAAATGTTCTCAAAATGTATGAGACAATGTAGAATACAAATCTAAAAATAACGATTGAAAGTATAGCCCATGTTGGATTAACAATTGCAAAAGACACTTCAAACAATAAAATAAGTAATGGTAAGAAGAATGCAAATGAACTCAACAACAAAACAACTAAATGTATGATACTATTTGTACTTGTTTCTAATTTTAAAACAACTATGTATGAAATAATAGAAATAAATAACAATCCTAAAATAAATGAGAAGTTTTCTTTAATACCATCAAAAATACTTTGATAAATATTTTTTCCTGTATTATAATCATTACTATTAACAGCAACACTTTGATCAGTAAAATTATTAAAGTTGAAAAGTAAACATATACCAATAATAATTACTACTGAGGAGATTCCAAATAAAATTCTTTGTGGAATATTAACACCGTTTAACATGGATAAATAATAAAAGAAAAACACAAGTATTAAAAATCCAAGAAATCCCCATTTAGATGCAATAATTCCTTTTTCAACATCACTACCGTCATTAATTTTTTCGTAAAAAAGTAAATTGGTGTCTCCGCTACTATCATTACTGGATACAAAAAATGACGAACTTAATCCAATTATTAAAAGAATAATAATAGATATAGCCATAATGAGCCATAATTTCCAATTTTTACTTCCAAAATTCATACTTTTAAACTTGAATATTTTAAAAAATAAATTATCATACTTCAAAATATGGACATAAAATGAAAACAAGCACCAAACAACAACAACTATTGCTGTTATGGGAAATCCCCAATTCGAAATAAATTCTTGTGTTCCACCTTCTAATGTGAAATTACTGGTATCAAACTTCTTATTCTTATTCTTTAAAACTTGACAAGTCAAATATTTTAACTGATTTTTGACTGGTTCTGTATAATTACTCATGTTATCATCGTTTGAACTTGTCGCATATCTATAAACAAAATCATTATAACTTGAATTTCCATTCACATAATCAGTATATTGTGGATCATCAGTTGGAGGATTAGACAAAGGATCAAGACCACCACCTGATGGGAAATTTTTACATTTGTCAGTTATCTGATTTGGATTCATATCAACTGTTGTTCCTGAAGATGTGTTTGTAGTGTAATTAGATTGAAGATCAAAGTAGATATTTGGTATTTGTGTACTACTGGTTTGAAACAAATTGTATTGTTCTTTCTCCATATTCTACTATAAAGTTAGATAACTTTTTTTTTTATATTTTAATAAATTAAGGAATTAAACTTTTCAAAAATGGAATCCATGAGAAAACATTAATATTTGATGATGGATATGTAACAGATTTTCCAATATCATCAACCTCCATATGTAAATTAGGAATGGTTAATACCCCAGTCTGTGCTAACGCCAACAATATAACCTTAATTAATTTAACACCAGGTATGTCCCATGGTAAACCAGTTGGTAAATCAACTTTATCAATATCTTCTGGTCCAAATAAGTCATTAGTAAATATATTTCTTGTTCCACCAAGACCACTCTTCATATTTGCAAAGTATTGTAATGGATATTCATATAAAAGTGCATTCATGTTCAAAACAAAATCATTATCACTTTTAACTTTCATTGTTAATGTCAAAATAGTATTCCAAAGAAATCTCAATCCAAAAATCAAAATTCCGAATATAACTGGATAACTGTACCAAATATAATAAATGGAGAAAAACATCACAACAAATGACAATCCAAGCATAGACCATGAAATTGGTTTAAATATATTGGCAACTATACTGTTATGATTTTCTAAAAATAATGATAAAGCTAATAATCCAATAAATATTAGAATACTTGGAGCAAATAATATACCTTCATTTTTTCCACTAAATCCAGAGAATACATTCATATTTGTGTTAATCTGAGTCTTAACAACCAATCCATAATTATCATCGGTTTGAATAATACCAAAAAGCAAATTCAAACTCAATAATGTACAAATAATGAAACCAGCAAATAATAATCTTCCAACAACCTTGTGTTTATTAAAAATAATGAATAAAACGAATAAAATAACACTCAATAAAATCAAAACAATAAACCAAACAAGAGTTGTTGAACCACTTGTATTAGATGATGAATCACAATTAGAGCCAGCAGCATCAATCTTAGCTGTTGTATTATTTGGATAATCACAACATCCATAGGCGGTATTGGCACAGCCTGTACAATTTGTTCCTTTAATATCAACCTTTGCTACAGTTGAGTTCGGACAACATCCATACTGAGTTCCAGAACATCCCCCAATCATTTCTTCCCCCTCTGGAATTGGAGTTAAAGAACAATTAGATCCAGAAGAATCAATCTTAGCAATATCTGAATCTGGACAACAACCATATTCAGTTCCAGAACATCCACCAATTGGTGTATCCTCTTCCTGTGGACAACAATTACTTCCCAATGGATCAATCTTATGTGTCACTTGATCATCACAACATCCAAAAACTGGTGTATCACCATCCAAACAAGTACCATCACTAGTTGTTCCAGAAAAACTCTCTATTAAACTTGTTGACGTAGAATTTGTTGTTGGAGGAACAAATACATAACTATCAGTTGGAGCATTCTCAGTTGATGATCCAGCAGTTGTATAACTGTAAATCAAAATAAGTGATCCAATAATAAATCCAATAATAACTCCAATAATATTCCAAATCATCCAACCTACTCCATTACTTGTTATGTTATATAATTCAAAAAACTTGTACATAGTTTTCATCAAAGAAATTGTTCCAAAAATGAAGAGAACTGTACTAATTAAGAAAATAATAACCAACAATGTTTTGTTTGATGTAACAGAACTTGAGAATATGTTTCCAACAGAACATTGGAAAATATTTGAGCCATCACAAGTTGTAGCGTCAGAGTTGGAATAGTCAATGGATACTGCTTTGTCCTGTAAGACTTGACAAGCTAAATTTTTCATTTGGTTCACTTCATTACTATTTGAAGTAACACTTGTATCATTATAACTAGCATTGTCTAATCTTCCGGTAACATAATACCATAAAAAGGCATTAAGTTTGTTTGCGGGGTTACTGGATTGATAGAACTGACTGTTTTTATAATTTGAGTAGTCAGGATCATTTGTACTAATGAGACCGTCTGATGAGTTGTCGAAAGCACCACATTTGGTGGCAATATTTGAGTAACTTTGTGATAAATTACCTGTAATACCTTTTCCACTATCAACATATTTACTTCCATAAAAAACATTTGCAACTGGTTTTAAGTCGTCATCTGTGATTAAACGGTTAACTTTAATCTCATTCATATCTAATATATGTTTAGATATAAATTATTTAACAAGACTAATTGTATCATTCTATAACAAGACTATCCTTATATTTAAAATAAAGAATCATTATAACAACTACTGAAATATATTTACAGCATGTTAAAATGAAACTTGTTAATGGAACATTCGTGAAATAATCCATACTTACAAATGTCGATACTGTTCCACCCAAAAGGAAATACAAAATCATAAATACTGCTGTATCTTTTCCTTCAAAGTAGAAATCTTTATTCACTATTCCAGCTTTTGTATTCTTATTAAGTTGATTACTTGATTTTCTGATGTCTAATCCTGTATATAAACATCTCAATAAATATCTTTGCCACTTCGGATTCTTTTCATCAACAATATATTCATACCATTTGTTGTATTTTTGACCGAAAAGAACAGCAAGAGAGAATTTCAAACCTGTCAAAAGAACATTTGTAACAGATGAACTTATTATACTTGATGTTGGTGTATTATTATTTGTAAAACCAGTAATTAATATTTTAGTTGATACAGTGCCCAACAAATGTCCAATGACCTTACTCATTATTCCACTTGCTTTATTAATAGTTGAATCAATCATATTGAAACCTAAAATTGGAAATGCCAATTGATTAGCTCTATCTATTGTAACATTATCTTTGATGTTAAAGTTAATGGCATTACCAAACAACCAATAGAATACAAGGTTCAAAGCGGATCCGATAAAATAATAAACTGAACTTGAATATTTATCCCATGTACTTATATCACTTTCTTCAGTAAGTTTGTAAGAAGTTAAGATATCATATAACTCACTTGCTGTCATTTTGATATCCAGATCTTCAATAATTGTGTTTAATCTTGATGTGATATTGTCATTAAGAGGTGTTGAAGTATCAGTATTTGTTTCGAGAACACCATTGCTTGCGTTATAATTAATCATTACTTTATTGATAATTTTGAAAACTCTTCCTAAAATCAAGAAAGACATACTCCAGAGTGGGAAGGAATAGAACATGGAAACATTTTCTGGTCCTTTACCTTTTTGGAATAAAATGAAGTAAATAATGAGAATGACTGCAATTACTGGGATAAAAACTCCATTTAATATTCCAATTACTTTTGAAACACTTTCCTCAAACATTGAAACAGTGTTTAAGATAACAATGGCAATTGCTGGGATTATTAAAATTGATGAGAATAATAAATCTTTTCCTTTATCTTGGTTGGTGACTAATGAGAAGATAAAAATCCCGATTATGGCCAGAAGTGGGTAAACAAGTTCTTTTAAGATTTTTGTGTTGGTATTGTCATCAGTTGGTACAGTCAGATAATATGAGCCACTAATATGTGTGAAACCAACAATACAAATAAGAATACTTGAAATTATATTCCATGCTCCTCCTCCGAAGTTTTGGGCGAATTTTTGTAAGTTTAATTCTGGAAAATAGTTGAAGAAAATAAGTGCTGGAATCATTAATAAATAAAAGTACAGATCACTTGAGTTGTGCGTTTCTTCATAAGCGGAAATTATACCTTTGATATAATTATCAGAGAGTGTTATATTACCTCCAATCTTTGATTGTAAATAAGAGTATGACGAAGCTAGGGAACTGTTTGTCATTACTATATTATTTTACAATAAAATAAAAAAAAATGATGTTTAAATTTAAAAAATAATAAATTACTTACTTTATTATGAATAATAAATTCAAAGTTCTTGATTTATTTTGTGGATGTGGTGGAATGACCGAAGGCTTAATAGAGGCTGGGTTAGAACCTATTGCAGGAATAGATATATGGGATAAGGCCATTGCTAGTTATGAATCGAATTTTGATCATATTGGTATTTGTGAGGATTTGAGAAAATTACCCCCTGAAAAATTTAATGAAGAATATAATGAGGAAGATCAAACTATTGATATAATTGTTGGAGGACCTCCTTGTCAGGGATTTTCTATTGCGGGAAAGCGTGATAAAAAAGATCCGAGGAATTCATTGTTTGTTGAATTTGTCAAATATTTGAATTATTTTAAACCGAAAGCTTTTATAATGGAAAATGTTATGGGTATATTATCGATGAAAACTGAGAAAGGTGAAAAAGTTATTGATATAATTATGTCTGAATTGGAGAAAAATTATGAGTGTGTCATTTGTAAATTGTATGCTAGTGATTTTGGTGTTCCTCAAAATAGAAGGAGAGTTATAATTATTGGTATAAGATCAGATCTTGGTATTATACCTGCTGAGCCTAAGCCTGTATTAACTATTGAAAATAGAAAAGCTGTTGGGATGGTATTGGAAGATAGAGATGATGTTGATCAAAAATATTATTTGAGTGAAAAAGCCATTGCTGGAATAAAAAGGAAAAAGGAGAAATCAAAAGCTAAAGGTCATGGATTTGGTGCACAGTTTTTAAAATTGGAAAAACCGTCATATACAATTCCAGCTAGATATTGGAAAGATGGGTATGATGCTCTTGTTAGATATAGTGATACGGAAATAAGGAGATTGACAATTTTGGAGTTGAAAAGAATTCAAAGTTTTCCTGATAATTTCATTTTGATAGGTAATAAAAAGGAAAAAATAATGCAAATTGGAAATGCCGTAGCTTGTAAATTTGCATATCATTTGGGTAAACATTTGATTAAAATTCTGCGAAAATAAGAGAATTAAAAAATTGTTTGGAAGCACGAAAGGTGGAATAATATCTTGATTTTCCTTCTGTCATACCACTATCCAAATATATAATTCCTTTTTTGAAATTTTCAACAAAAAGTTGAAAATCTATTTTTTTACCAAAGCATATCTTTTCGTAAATCCCTGTTTTTTTATCTTTCATACAAATAAAAAATCCTTCAACATTAAATTTATTATTTACATGTTTTCCCAACTTTTCTCTCGTCCAAATAGCCAAAGTTATTGGTTTATCTTTTATAAAATAGTCTGAAACAACATTTATTTTTTCATTTCTTTTATCATGATCGAAAGAATATTCACAAAATAGATTGTTATTTTCGTCGAAAATAAATCGCTGACCATATTCATTATAATCTCCATATTTCGGAAAACACTTTCCAGACCAAGAATATCTATCTTTTTCACGATTATATTGTCCAAACATCATCAAAAATGTTTTTTTATTGATTGAAATATCACAAGATAATGCAAATTTTTGTTTCTTATTTGTTTTTTCAAATAAATAACAAGATGATCTCCAATCACCAAAGCTAATTTTTGATGAACTTTTCTTCATTTCATAACCTAATAAATCTGGTTTATTACTGGAATTCTTTTTAATACCCATTAAACCTTCTAGCCAATGTCCTTCTGAACCATCGTGTTTACAACCCTCACCTTTAACAAAACATTTTCCTTTTACATTGTTCATGAACATTTCCACAATTTCATTCATTATTTTTAATCACCAAAATTAAAAATAATGCTACAAATATAAAACTTCAATTTTCTATTTTTTATTATAAAATAAAGTTCAACCAATCTGTACAATCTTTCCAATACCTTTTGTCTTACCCTCACGGAATAAGAAAGTATCATCAAGTTCTAAGAATTCTGGTTTGTACAAGAACTTGAACCTAATTCTTGCGAAATCACCAGCTCTTAAAACATTATTATCATAAATCTTTACAATTTGTGCTGCCTGAACAATTTTACCACAATTGATAATAGGTTGATATTTCTCCTTAATAGTTGTTGAGTGGTTTACCAAAACGCGAACCATAGCCTCAAAATAACTTGTATGAAGAGAATCCAAGTTATCCTTCGAAGAAACAATAACAAGACCTTTAGTGTTGTTCTTCCTCTTCCTAAATGTATTCTTGTAATTCTTATCACTGAAAGCAAAAGCAATTGTTCCAGTTTCACCCATATTCAAAGACTCCACCGTATTCTTAAAATTGTCATGGAAAGACTTGGCCACAATCTGTGTCCACTTACCATCAATTGGCCCCAAGAATAACTTATCATTCTTGTTAATCTGACCAGCTAACATTTTTCCACAAACAACGTTACCGATGTTTGGAACCATAAATCGCCCCTCAATAGAGAACAATTTATCATATTTGCTATTATCTCTTACCATTTTGTTCTCCTTAAGACCATAAAGGTAGTGCCTAAGAAGCTGAATATTTTCACCTGTCTTATTAGACACCTGAAATAAAGGAATAACGTCAGGCGTAAGCTCAACATAATCCTCCTCAGAGTTAACCATATGAATGGTCCTCTTCATCTTTCGCCTCCTACACATGTTGGTAACCATCTTCTGAATCTTTTTAAGAGTCTGTTGGATAATATCACCCTGTGCCATGTCAATTTTAGTTACAACAATCATAACCGGAATGTTAAGAGCCAAAATAATTGAAAAATGCTCACGTGTCATCTTCAATACACCACCCTCTTCACTACCATTAATTAAAAGCATACCATAATCAATCAAATAACCCGAAAGACCATGAAGAGTCGTTTTTAAATACTTTTCGTGACCTGCGAGGTCAATAAAAGCTAACGATCGTTTAGACGTTTTATCAATTTTCATTGAATTGTGTGAAATACTCGATGTTTTACCCTTATCCTTCTCATGAGGATGATTAAAAATCTTCTCTCGAGCTTTTCCCCTACCGTCATCTAACTCACCATATAACATAACACCAGTAAGTGTTGATTTACCACTGTCTACATTTCCAATTACACCAATACGATTTTCAACGCTCATATGTAATAATATTACTATTACTAACTCTTTATGTAAAAAAAAATCAATTTTTCATATAACGAATAAAATGCTTAAAGCTGTATCAACAATAAAATATAAATGTCAATTAAAATTTTGTGTAGAAAAGTGCCTAATTTGATGGTAAGAAATAATTATTTTACTATTGATCGTTTTTTCGTTTTTAATAATCGTTTGACGGAATTGGTTCAAAACACTAATGGATTTATTGGTTCTGAAAGTTACTATAATCAGAATTTGGAGGGGTTTGATTCTGTCGTGACTATTTCTGAGTGGGATAAGTATACTGATTGGGATAACTGGTATAATTCAGATACAAGAAACGCGTTGAAAAAGGAGTATGAAGATATTCTTTTTAAAGAAAGTTATTCAGTTTTGAGAAAAAGTTATCACGACGAAGTCTTCCTCCTATAAGCAACAAGAACAACAAGAACAATTATAAAACAATAAATAAATCATTGTTTTATAAACTAAATCTTTTTTGCCAATGCTTTTTTTCTAAAAAAGCATGTTTAGACGTGTAATTTGTTTCCGGGGAAACCAACGAGGTTACCACCAACACCGAAACCAGCACCTAATCTGGCAGCAGCAGAGATGTCTGGGGTGTACATGTCAAGGATTGCGAAGACTGCAGCAGCGGTGACAGCGATGATGCAGATAGAGTCGAGACTCAACTTTTCTTTGCCCTGTGGGACATAGTAAGCGGCGAGAGCGACGGCACCACCTTCGATCAAATATTTAAGAATTCTTTTGACGATTTCTCCTAAATCTAAACCTCCGTACATTTGTTTTATAATGTATCTGAGAAAAAAATTTTCGGGAAAAATAAATAATTAAATAAATTTCCTAAACAATTTAAAGATTAATCAAAAATATTTGATATAATACAAATGTCTAACGTTAAAGAAGATTTTCTTGAGGTTGATAATCGCATTCCGGGTCAGAACTACTGTTGTTTGTCATTTCTCTCTCCAGAGAAAGTTATGAAAAAGAAGGAAGTATTTTTCGTAACTAAATTCATGCACTATTTATTCAATGATCAAGAAAGGGCTACTAAGGAAGCTCGGGAAAAATTGTTAGAAGGAAAAAACGTTACATACAAAACTATTAGTGAGCTTTACGCAGATTGGAAGTTTAATAGGACTAATGATTTGGAGTTAGAGTTTTCTGAAATAAACGACTATACTACATCTATGAGAGGTGTTAAAGTCAGAGGCATATATGAGAGTTTAAGAGAAGCTAAGAGAAGAGCTGAAATGCTAAGAAAGAGAGATCCAAACTTCCACGTATTCGTCGGTCAAGTTGGATATTGGTTACCATGGGATCCAGAGGCAAGTGATGTTCAAGATCAGGAGTATCAGGAGGGTGAATTGAATGAGTTGATGAAGAAATATCAGGAGAATGCTGAGAACAGAGATTTCATGTATGAGCAGGATAGAGAGGAAAGAGTTCAGAAAGCAAGAGAAGAAGTTAGAAGAAGAAGACAGGAGCAGGAGAGATTAAGACGTGAGGAGGCTGTTAAAGAGCCATTGAGACTTGATAATGAGAATCAGGCTGTTGAGAAGATTGGAAACTTGAGAGAAATTCTTAATGAGATTGATGAGAATGTGTATGAGACCGAACAGGCTAAAATACAGGCTGAGAAAGATAGATTTGAGGCTAGAAGCCAAGCTGGACAAGAAACAATTGAGGATGTAACTGATCAGTTGGAGAAAGATATTGTTGATGAGACTAATAGGGAGACTCAAAATACATTGAATAATTTTGCCAGTGGAAATATGGAAAAATTAGAGGAGATGGATCCATGGTTAAAGAGAAAAATGGCTCAGGAAGAAACTTCCGGTAGTGGAGGTGGAGTTAAGTAGTTAAGTCTGAGACAATCATATCTCTAATTTCTTCAGGTGTATATTTTCCTACATCTATTGTCATTCTGAAGAATGAATCGTCAACATCGTTGAGGTCGATTTCAGAGACATCATTGAGATTTTCTTGATGTTGTTGCCATGTATTAGGGTATGTAAGTTTTAATCTTCTAAGTTGTTCTTCTTTGGAAATAGTAAGTCTAATTGTAAAGAAGTCATTATCGAGTAGGT